GGCGTTGGTGGCGTAGCCGCTGTTTGTCGCGTAGCCGGCGTTGGTGGCGTAGCCGGCGTTGGTGGCGTAGCCGCTGTTTGTCGCGTAGCCGGCGTTGGTGGCGTAGCCGGCGTTGGTGGCGTAGCCGGCATTCCCGTGCGGATTGTTGCTGTCATTCATGTGGGCCGCCAATCCCACACGTGCCACGGTGTCAATCGTGGCCGACGCCGCCGGGCCAAACCCACCGCCCGCCTGCGCTACCCGCATGAACAGCCAAATGGCCAGCACCGCCAGCAGCCACACCGCAAGAAATCGTTTCATGGTTCTCTCCTGTGTTCTCGCTTCACTTCTTCATGCGTCAAAACGCAAAGGAATACACGGTGTTCGTGCCGCCGGTCACGGAACGCCGCCAATACTGGTTAATCGGTCTGTACGGCCGATCAAAAGTCATGGACGCCCCAGTCGGAATTACCACCGCGGCCCCCGCCGTGATCGCGGCCTCAAATTCATTGGTATCCTGATTGATCCCGACGTAGATGTCGTTCGTGCCGGTGTTGTACACACTCAAAATCGTCACCTGCGGCGCGAATTCGGTCAGGACGGCGGCGTCGGTCAGGGATTCTTTTTTCCCCCACGCCTTGCTCGCATTCACCGCCGCGGCGAATCCGGCCAGGGTGACGCCAGCGCACAGAATGCACACCAGCCCCATCAACTTCATGTTCTTTTTCATCTTGGTCTCCTTCTTTCACGCTTCAACGCTCGGCGTCATGCCGGTATAGCGACGCTCGATCTCCGCCTTGGCGCGCCCAACATCGCGGTCGTAAAGCGCCTTGAAATATACGCCCAACTCCTTGTTACTCCACACCCGCGTCGGCTTGAGCAGCAAACTCATCCGGGCATGGTTGCACAGCGCCATTGCCCACACCGCAAAAAACCCGCTCCAATCCAATTCCGTTTCCGGCGATATGATATATGGCGCCAACGCCACCTTCACGTCCAAGGCACCGGCGATGCTCACTCGCGGCACAATGTACTTGTGCAGCACCAGCGTCTGCGGCTGGTCAAAATGGTAATCATCCGGCCGCTGCAACTCGCCTTCCCGCCCATTCGCCACACCATCTTCGGTGTTGATTCTGACCTCAACGATGCGCCGGATGTCGGCCGCCTCGGTCGGCACGATGGTGTAATTCTGCTGATCCGCAATGATGTTTTGTGACGCCTGCGTGACGATCCACGCCTCGGTGTCGAGGCAAAACTGACGCGCCGCCTCACGCAACGCCTGAATAACCAGGTTTTCCGGGCAGTTGGACAAGTCCGCCACGATCAATGGCAGCAGACCGGCGTATGTGCTGATGGCGGGCATGTTCGCATTGCCTTTCTGCGCCTCACACCACCCGCGTGAATTACGCCGCTTTCGGCGCCGTTGCCTTCATCGCCAGGTATTCGGCTTCACCGGCTTCACCCAGCAAGTCGTAGGGATAAACCCTGACCTGCCCGACCTGCTTGCGCGACTCGTTGGGCAACTGGCGGAACGTCGGAAACACGGCGTTGTCGGCGCATACCTTGTAGCGGTCAGGGATGACCACCACCTTGTCGCGCTCGATCTGCAACACCTGCCCCTGCACGGCCAGGACAACCTCGTCCGTGTCGTTGGCATCCCGCTTTACATGAAAGCGCACCCGCCAGAACTTCTCCGGCTCCGGTTGGGGCTGCTTTTCCGCCGATGCAGGCGTCTCGGCGCCTTTCTCGATCTTCTTCATGGCCTTCTCCTTTTCTTCTTTCAAGCGGCCGGCCGGGCTTTCACTCCCGGTCGGCCGCCACATATTCACGCGAAGGTGCAATCCACGCTTAGTCGTTCAGCCCAGCCTCGAAGAACTGAACCTCATTGTTGACGTTCACGTTCGTGTAGATGTTGAGCTTCACACCCGGCAGCGACACCTTGCCCAGCGCCAGGGGCGCATAGGTATAGACGCCGCCGAGGCACAGCACGTCGCCCGTCGGCACGGACTGCCCCAGCGTCACTTCGTTGGCCGCCGTCCCCGCATTGGTCAACGCCGTGATGAACGTGTCATAGGTCGGGAACTGCCCGCCGATGGATGAACCCACCGGAGCACGGATCAGAACCCGGCTGCCAACCTCGATGCGGCCGGTCGAACTGTCGAGCAGCAACGCCTGGTCGAAGTTGCCGGTGTTGTTGCCGGCATTGCCCAGCGTCCACTTGGTCACAGGAGCGGCAACCCCGTAGGACAGGTCGCTCTTGTAATCCTGGATCGGGTCCTTCGCCAGATAGATGCCGTCGCCCCAGGCCACAGAGGTCTGGTTCGAGGAGGTCATCAGTTCACCGCCGGCGTAGGGGATGATCCCCGCGCCCTTGGCGAGCAACGAACCCGTCCGGGTGGCGCCCGTGACCAGGATGCCTTCGTAGCCACCGCTGGTCATGTCCTTCACCCAACTGATCTCGTCAATCTCCGCCTGGTTGCTCCACACCCTGATCCAGTCCGGGATGAAGCCCAAGCACAGGTAAGTGCCACCACTAAGGCCCGTGCCGTTAAACCGCCCGCTGATTTTTCTCGTCATTGTCGTTTCTCCTTATGCTTTTTGTTATGACGTTTGTGCGGTTAGTCGAGGGTCGCGGTCGCCGCGACTTCGATACGGGCCAGCCAAAGCTGGTTGAGAATGCCCGTGCCCTGCATGGTCTTCCATGACACGAAACCGCGCTGGCCGAGTTCGTCGCCAATGACCGGCTTCGGATTGACCACCGCGATGTCAATGGCATTCGCGCCTTGCAACGGAACCATCGCGTAAGCGTCTTTGGCGAGCACCAGTACCGGATACACATCCGGGTAGCCTGTGCCAGCCGCGCCATTCGTCAGGTACGTCGAACCGCTCTCGGACGTGGCGGCTGCCAGGAATGGCTCGAACAACGCGGACAGGACAATCCGCATGTTGTCAATCTTCCCGATTTCACCCGCCAGCGCCTTGCTGCCGTCGGCATACTTCTCAATCGGAACGAAGCCCGACAAGTTCTTGAAGTCCCCGTACAGGTCGGTGTGCCCCAGCACGAAGTACGCCGCGCCTACCGGCTCGGTCGCAATCTTCGCCGTGGCCGCAATGACCTCGGTGATCTCGCGGGCCTTGTTGCGTTTGAACTGCCGGTACACTTCGCGCAACACGCCGCGGGTGATCGGACTGTTGACGGTCGCCCGGGTCGTCGCCGACGCCGGGTAGTACACGTTCGTACCGGCCTTGAGGACGCTGAACCGGATGCACTCGACCGTATCCGCGACTTGCTCGCCGCAGATTTTGGCCGCCTCGTTCAGCACGGGGTCTTCGAGCGTGTCGAGGATGCGGTCGCTGATGTTGACCACGTCGCCGTACTGCTCCAGCGTGACGATCACGTCGGTGTACGTCAACTTCTGCCCAGACGGACTTACGCCTTCCGCCAAGGGCGCTAGGGCGCGGGCCAGCGAATTGTACCGGCGATACCGCCGGATATTCGTCTTGTTCTTGGGCTGCGGGTCAACCTGCCCGAAACGCTCCAGTACCATCAGGAACTGGCCGCGCTCAAGCAACTTGGCGACGGCGTAGCCGGAAGTCCGGTAGCCGATGTCGCCCGTTGTGTTATTTGATGCCATGACTTTTCTCCCAGTTTGGGTGTGTTTTGCACCTTCGCACTGGGATCAAAGTCCTCTGGCGTTTTACCGCAAAGGATGCGGAACCGACGCGGCTCCTTGCACCTGTTGCAGAAAAATTCGACCGCCGAACCACTGCCGAGCACGCCCTTCGCCAGCAACTTGCCGCACGTCGGGCAGATGATCTCCTTGTTGCGATCAACGTCATTGAGCGGCGGCCGGTCGCACGGCATATCCGGCACGGGATACGCGGCCCGTCTCCGCTCGATGCGCGGCGATATGTCCAAAGCAGCGGGCATGTGCTATTTCTTACCCTCCAGGGCTTCGCGGAAACCGGCCTCTTTGTCGTCGGCGCCGTCATCATCTTCACTCGACTTGGCAGGCCCAGCCGTTTTGCCGCCAGGCGCGACTTCGCGCAACTGGCTGACGCGCCGGGAATGCCTGTCCGTCGGCGCGCTGCCGACGGCTTTCATCTGCATTTCCTTGTAGGCGTCCAGTAGCGTAACGCCGTCCATGCGATCAAGACTCTGCGCCATGGCCTTGACGCCAGGCGATTGCTTCTTCACCCACGCTTTGAAGTTTGCGCTGCGCGCGATCTGGTGGGCATCGCTGTGCCCCTGTACTTCAGTACCATCCGGCAACGTAAAACCGCTGATGATGTCTTCAAAGAATCTGCGGTTTTCCATTTCAAGTTGCACGGCCTCCAACTGCTGCCGCAACGCCATGACGGGATCATCCGCGCTAGGGGCGGCAGCCGCAGGCGACTTCATGCCGCCCTTTTTTAGCGCGGCGTTGGCGATGGCCGTGGCAATGTCCACGATCTCCGGCAGCATGGCCTTGGCATCCGCCAGCGAGGTATCCTTGCCGTCAATCTGGATGACGATGCCCTTCAGGTCGTCATCGGTCAGGCTCAGGCTGGCGCCGCTGTCCGGCGCATCCGGCGCAGGGGCCTTTTCCGTGGGCTTGGGTGCCGACGCAGGCGCGGCCGGCGCGGCCGGGGATGGGCGCTGGGCCGCTGGCGGGGCGTCCGGCGGCTTGGCGGCAGCGGCAGCATCGGCGTCTTCGATTTCCTTGGCTCGCTGCGCCATCCGCTCCTCGGCGGTCAACTCGTCCAAATCGTCCTCCGGCTTGGCGGCTGGCGCGGGCTTGGGCTTGTCCTCGGGCTTGGCAATCGCGGCGGGCGCCGCCTCATCTTTCGCGCCCTTCTCGGCGGCAGGCTTGGCATCGGGCTTGGCCTTAGTCCCCGCCGCGGGTTTCTCCTTCGCGGCCTTCGGCTCCGCATTCATGCCGGACGCCGGCGCCGGGTTGACCGAGGCTTCGATCCCGGCTGCAAAGCCGTCTTCAACTTCTTGGTCTGCGACTAATTGGTCGTCTGCCATTTTCGTTCTCCGTTGCGGTCGTTGCGTTGCGTTGCACTGCTGTTACGGGGCCAGGGGCGGACAATACATCGCCGGAATGCAATAGTTGCTCGTCCCAATTTGCACCCTGATAAAATCGGTTCTGCTGGTCAAAGCGCCGTCCGGCGCATTCGAGATGATCCACCAGTTATTCGTGCTGGCTCCCGGCCGTGTGGCCGTCACCGGGAACACCAAGGGATTCGTGACAGCGCCCAGCCTTACGGCGCCGGACATCGTTACCGGCCCGCTGATAGTCGCCGTGGCCAGCGTGGTCGAACCCGTGATAATAAGCGTATTGCCGTATATCGTGCCGGTCGTGGCAAACACGGAGGCCGTGACGATGCAGTCGTTCAGCACATCGTTGGAAAACGTGACGCCGCTGGTCGTGACGGTGCAGGCATTCAACTGCGCCGCCGATAGCGCCATTTTCGTCCCGTTGATGTACCAGTTGACATGATCGAAGTACACGTCCCCACGGAACACTTGCTGCTCCGTCAGGATGGCGCCGGTCGCCATAAGCGCGATGAATGCCAGCCCCAGCAGCGCGAATAGATTGCTTTTCTTCATGTTGATTCTCCGTTTCTTTCTCTCTGCATTTCTTTGGCCTTCGTCGGAAGCCCCTGTAGCTCCCGCAACACCGAAAGCCGCCCCGCCTTGTAGCGGAAATCCTTGCTGATGTCGGAATCGCAGATCATCGGCTGTTCTTCATTATGCGCGCGCAACCTTTTCTGCTCGTCATCCACCGCCAGCATCAACTCCGCAACGCCACTCGACTCCAGCAGGCGTTCCAAGCGGGTCAACTGCCCGTCATCCATCGTCTGTAACTTTTGCGCGAGCATGTAAATCACATACCTGGAAATTTGTCAAGATAAATCTTCACGACTGCCCCGGTGCGGCCACGACAGACCGCGTCGGCCGCGTCATACGGTGTACCGCCTCCGCCTTCTTAATCAGCGTATCCTCTTTGGCTTTTTCGGCGTTCGCCATGTCCAGCGCGGCCTTGGCCTGCAACGCCTGCACCTGGGCCTGCAAGGTCGGGTCAGGCTGTGTCTGCTGGCCGGCGCCTTGCAAAGCGGCCATCTGCTGCGCCTGCGCCTGTTCCTGCTGCTTGTCGGCCGGCGACTTCAACGCCTGGTCAGGATCAAGGTCAAGCGCCTTGGAAATCTCCTCCAGCAGCCAGCGCACCTTGGCCTCCGCCATCAACGTCTCGTTGGACAGAATAAGTTGCACGTACTGCATCAGCTTGGAAATCCGCTCGACGCGATCCTGGAATGACGTGAAGCCCAACGCCTTTACCACGTAGGCGCCCTTGCCGATTTGCACCGCCGGATCGTTCATGTTGTAGTCGTAGAACGCCTCGACCAACGGCTCAATCAGCCCCTTGTCAATGTTCCTGATGATCCCGCCAATATACTTGCCGGCCTGCTCCAACTGCCGCTCGGCAACAAACGCCCGCATCTGCGGTTCCTTCACGTCCTGCCCTTGCTGTAACGCCGGGATGAGCGAGTCCTTGTCAGCATACTTTTCGGCCAGTTGGATGATGTTCAATAGTTGCTCGCCCACGTCCTGCTGCACATATTGCGTGATCGCCTGCCGCACATCCGGGCAATCGTCGGAAATGTCAATCTTGTCGCCCGGCTTAATTTCGCCGAGATCGCCGCGTAGCAGATATTTCCGCTTCAGGACATAGACCGCGTTGGCCGTCTGTTTCTTGTTGTCCTCGTAGGCGCGCACCGCCCAGTTGACCATCTCCTGCGCGTTTCGCACCATCTCGCACACGCTTATCGGCACACGTTCGTCTTCCGGATCTTGCCACAGCATCGTGAAAACCGGCCGCGTCATGTCCGTGGTTTCGGCGCGTATTACGAAGTCGTCCGCCATGATGACCAGTACTTCGATGTCCGCGTACTCGTCATCTCGCAGCGCCAACGCCTCCGGCTCCGGCAACAGGCCGCGGCTCTCAAGGAACTCGCAGTACAGGTTCGCCGGTACGCGCCCCCAATACTCAAGATACCGCATGGTGTTCTGCCGGTACACCATGGCGCGGTGATACGGCGGCAGACTGGACCACTCCATCCCACGCGGCAGCGACGCCGCCAGCCCGGACTTCTGCGCCTGCGCCATAGCCAACTCGATCTGGTCGGTAAAGTAGCCCGGCTGATTGCGCTTGCCGGCAAAGAACCGCTGCGGCAGCAGTTTGCGGTGATACACGCCCGCGCCCTCCTGCGGGTTCTTGGGAAACTCGTCATCAAAGTAGATGTCCCACGTGGAGCAAAATTCATACGCCGGTTGCGTGATGGTGTATTCGTAGGGCTGCCACGTCAGCGCGCTATCGCCCATTCGCGCCATGTCGGTGACGCCAGGCACGGTTAGCGGCACCTGCCGCCAGCCGCGCCGCTTGTAGTCCCGGACGCGCAGCTTGCCCCACGTGCGCCCGTAGATCGCCGCCGCCAGGATGTTCCGCATAACCTCCCGGTCGGCCCCGCAGTCAGACAACTGCTGTTCCGTCAGCTTGCGGAATTGCTCGATGTCGCGCTTCTCCTTGTCCTGCTGCTCGCGCGACGGCTGCTGGCCGGCTGTTGCAATCTCATCCCACGGCGCAGGCTTGTACATGAAGGGCAGCTTGCCGCCCTGTAAAACCATGTCCACGATGATCGAGACGGCGCTGATGACCTTCTGGCGCGTGACATTGATGACGCGCCGCGAGCGCCAGCCCTTGCCCTCATCCTTCTTGCCGGGAATGACGTTGTCGCCCGTGACGCTGCCACCGGAGTTGTTGCCCGCAGTGAAGGCGTCCAGCGACCGTTGCCAACAGCGTTCATGTTCGCGGCGGTTAAGCTGAAATTGCCGGAAGCGCTCGTTCAAAAAGCCCGACAACCCGCAGCCACCCAACGGATAGCCAGCAGCATCGCTCATAGACTACATCCCGGCGCCAAGTCCCGTTGCGCCCGAAGAACCCTGGTCGAAGCCGGCGCCCTTCTCGGCGCTGCCACTGGCCTCGAAGTCGGCATCCTCGATGTTTAGCGTCACCTGCCCATCGGCGGCGTCCACGACGCGCGCCGTGCCGCTGACGGCGAAGGTGTCACCAGCGGCGGCGCCCTTCAGCGCCGGGTAGTCGGCAGCGGAGACCGACACGGACAGCGAACCGGCAGTCGGCTCGTTCTGTTCGCCGGGTTCAGGTTCGAGCGGGAGATTTGCGGCAGATGCGGCGGCGGCGTCATTCTTCATCATGGCTCCTTTTTGATCGCCATGCTACGGCGTCAATCAATCTTGTGGAGCCGCGTATATCGCATCATGCGTAAATTGTCAAGTAAAATCTTTCGAGCCGTCAAAAACGCGCCGTGCTGTCAGCATCCGTATAGGCGTTTACACGCACCATCTGCCGATAGACCGGCTGATTGAACAGCCGGGCCTCGGCGCCAAACCAGTCCGGCGGCACAGGCTCACGCGCCACGTAGCCCACAACATCGCCCGCCCGTATCCGCTCGCCAGGATTCAGCAGGCGCAGGATTCGATCATCAACAATGCGGTCATCTCGCATCGCAACATCTTTAACACTTTCCCGCCACCGGCTGCACTGGCTCGTTCTCGATTTCATTCACCGTCGCCTCCAGCGTCGGTCCGGCAGCATCGCTCACGGGCACAGCGGCCTGCTCGGCCACCGTGCTGTCCTGCGGCTGCGCGAAGATCATCGGCGGCTTGTCTCGCCAGTTCGCCGCCAGCGCGTAAATATCACGCATCCGGCGGCCGACCGTCGCCAGGCGCTTCGCCGCGCCGCCCTGCTTGTCGGGATCGCTCGCGTCGGCGATGAGCGCCAATTCGTACTGCGCCGCTTGCACCACCCGCGCCAGCAGCCGGTTGCTTTGCAGCACCGTGTCCAACCGCCGACGCATTTCCCTCGCGCTAATTTTGTCCCGTATCTGGTTCTTGCTCATATCGTCACCCTTTGTTTTATTTTTTCCGCCTTGGCCTATAAAATTAACTTCGCCCCATATTATTATTCCGCCCATGCGACCCACCGAACTTTATTCTCCGGTGACTGCCTTCCCCGCATAAATGCCAGCCGCCCTCCACCGTGCATGGATCAATATACCGACCCACGCCGCGCTTGTACCGGGCCTGCGTCGTCTGCACCGCCTCAACTCGTATCCGGTACGACTCGCTGTCCAGCGCGCCGCCGGCAAGCTGCCGCTCCAGCCGCTTTATGCACGCCCGCGCCGTAGCGCCACCAACCTGCACGCATATCCGCGCCTGCGCCGCATAGCCTGACGAACCTTGCCCGGCATCCTTGCAGTACAAAACGAACGACGAGGCGCCATGCCCCATAATCGGCTCAAATGGCTTGCCCATCATCATGGTCATGGCTCCCACTCCTCTGCATCAAAATCCAATACCGGCGCCTTACGCCACGGCGAATGCTCGCAGCCCGAAAGACAAACCGACACCGCGTGCAGCGCCGGACTCGTTTCCAGCAGTACCGCACTTCGCTGCCCGCCTACCGCGTTGATCTCCTGGTTGATCTGCTCGCCCGCCCGATGCCACAACTTATCCATCGCCAGCAGTTCCCAGACAATGCGCAGCGCCACCTTGTCGTCGAACCAGTCCGCGTCAATCAGCCACGGCTTCGGCTCGATGTTTTCCGACCGGCCAACCTGCAACAAAAACCGCGCCATCGTGTCGTAATCCTGATGGTGATAATAGCGCCGACACCTGTAACGCGCCCACGCATCGTTGAACCAATTACTCAAGCCCTCTAACTCGACCTTGCGCCCGGCGCCCAGGATGTGCTCGACCGTCAGAAATTTGCGCTGCTCGAACACGTAGTAGCGTTCGCATTCGACATCGTAGCCGACAACGCACGCGAACCCCTCGACGCTGACGCCCTGCACCCGCGCCACCGGCACAGGCCAGCACACGCCACCGGTGAACGTGAACATCCGCGGCTCGCGCCACTCGTCGCCAGCGTCGGCGGGAAACCGGCACAACTCGGCGTTCCACGCCGGAATATGGATGCAGGACGTTGGCCGCGGGATGCTCATTTCAGCACTCTTGTTTTTGTTTTACGCGCAGGCGACACAGGCGTCACTTCCGCGCCTCGTCGCGTTTTATTCGCCCATTTTTCCTTCGCCCTTGTGCCGTCAGATCAACATGCCTGCGAGTTCAGCGCGACACCAGGCCACGCCGCCTTGTGCCGTCAGATGCGCCTCCACCGGCAACGGGCCAGGCCACCCGATCAGCACAAATCGCACGCCGCGTTCCAGCAGCGGAAAGATGTGCGGGCTGCGCTCGCTCATCGCCTCCTGATCTGCCAGATCAGCGTGCCGGCACGAATAGACCGCTATGCCGCGCTTGCCCGGCTGATGCGCCAGTAGTTGCCCGCCCCAACGCCGCACCTGCCAGCCGCACGCCCGCAGATAGGCCACCGTCTGCCGCCGCAGCCGCACAGCCGCCGACACGCGCACACGTCGCACACGTCGCACACCGCGCTTTGTTTTTTTGGTTTTGCTCATATCGCCCCCGTCTTGCCCATCACGCCAATCAACTGCGGCTCGCTCAATTTCCGATGCGCGCCGGCTACGCAGTCCACCTGATCGTCGTGCTCACACCCCGGCCCGAACGACTCCAACTCGTCCAGCAGCGCCGCATTCCACGCGCCGCGCAACAAATACACGTTGCCCGCCTGCGCCGCCGACGCGAGCGGCGCCGCCCGCTCGACTTTTGCCTTGCTGACTTTATCCGCCCCGACGCTGTAGCCGGCCAGGATGCCGCGCTGGTACATGCTGATCATGTGTATCCCAGCCGATCCCGGCTCCTGCTCGAACCAGATCGGGCAAAGTTGACCGTCCAGCGCCGCGCATTGCGCCACCTGCGACTCAACGCCCTGCGGCTTGGCGCGCAGCCGTCGCACGTCGCGCACAAAAAACTGACCACGCCTGACGCCCATGCACGCGCTCGCCGTCCAGTCCGGGTTCGGGTGCTCATCATCGGTCATCGTCGCCGCGACGTCCCAATACCTCACCCACCGCTCCATGTCCGCCGGCAACTCGTCCACGACGCCGAACCAGCGCCGCTGGAACAGCACGCCGCCCGGCCGGATGTGCCAGTTGCCGCCGCGCTTGGCATCCCCGAGCAAGCGCTCGCGCTCGGTGGTGGGCAGCGCCTTTAGGTTGGCGACGTACTGCGGGTTGCTCTTGAGCAGCGCCGGGTTGTCGAACACCGACGCCGGGATGAACGTGACGGACTTAGGCTCGGTGCCCGGCCCATGCTGCCGGATCATCTCGGCACGGGTATCGCCCCACGCGATGCGGTTTCCCTGCCTGACCATCCAGCGCACGACGCCGGCCCGGCTCATGTCGGCATAACCGTCATCGGAGATCCACCAGGACAAAAACTCCGAAAGCCAACCGGGTTGGGGGTTGGCCGTGCCACGGATGCGGGCCGGCGCACCGCACATCGAGCGATTACGAGCCAGCATGAACATGAACTGGTACTCGGTGAACGCCTCAAGCTGGTCGTATTCGATGAGTGGGATCTGCGAGCCTTGGTAGTCCTGTGTGGTTTCGTCGTATTGCAGATGCCGGAAGCTGACGCGGGCACCCGACGGGAAGGTCCACATCAGGTCGCCGACCTTGGGCACCGGCGGATTGAACAGCGAGCCGTACAGGCCCAGGGAGGTGTCCCACAGCCCGCCCTCGTTGGTGATCTCGGGATATGTGCGCCGGAAGATGACGGCGCCGAAGTCCCGCATGTCGATCCAGCGCAGCGGGCACAGCAGCAAAGCGAAGGACTTCCCGGACCCGGCCGCGCCGCCGTAGATCACGATGTCTGCCGGGCATCGCAGGAACACGTTCTGCTTCGCCTGCGGGAATAGGTTTGGCTTCAGTGTTTCGGCTCGTTCTTTTGCGCTCATAGGCGTCTCAAGATGCGATGGATTATTTCGGAGGTTTATCCTCTACAGGCAGGGCGACGACGACCACGCCGGTGTTGCCCTTCAGCGCCACGCTCTGCTCGGACTTCTCGACCAGGCCATGCCTGGCCGACAGGACGAAAATGGCACCGCGGGTGTCCAGCCGGGTGCAAAGTTGCGCCCCGTCCTTGCCGAATGGCTGGTCTTTGACGATGCCGCCGACGATCAGGCGTTCCGTGACAATCTCACGCGCCCGCCTATGGCATAGGGAGAACTCCTCATACCCCTTTGCCCCAACGGACGGAGAAATCTGATCATAGGAGAACGGCGGATCGTACTGGTGACAGAACATCGGGATCGACACGGCGCCTGGATTTGCTTCGAGGTATGCCAGCAGATCATGCCCTATCTTGGCCATAAGTTCAGGAGTCCAAATAAGCGGTCGTCCGCCCGGATGCTTGCCATTGGACCGCGGCTGCCACTTCGGGAGCTTGCTGTTGCTGCCGGGTGTGTACCGCTTGCGCTTGCTCTGCTTGGTGCTGGTCTTGGCCGTCATGCGTGGGAGAGTTTCACATCTGCCGCGAGTTGTCAACAACTTTTTTTGGCGCTGGTTTTGCCGTGCCGTCCGCGGTGATCTTATGATACCGACGCGCTGCGGAAATGTCAAGACAAATCTGCGAAGCACGTTGTGGGGGAGCTATGTGCCTG